GGACGGGTTTGAGATGCCTCCCATCATTGATTTGATCCGTGAGGTATACAATAAGACCACGTTCGTAAGTGATAAGGAAGCAGCACAGATTAAGAAGAATGTGAATCAATCTGTGCGTGAGGGTTATCCTATGACCAATGAGGATTTCCTGGGCAATGAGTCACTAATGCACCTCTACGGGTTGATGATAGTTTTGAAAGAAGAGTTAATGCATCAATGCCGAAATGTTGGTCCTAGGGCATTCATTGGTAATGCAGAAATCTCCGGCGAAGGTTATGTTATCTCCAATGAGTTAGGTACATTCAAGTTGGTCAATCGTCAGGTCTTCAGTGCTGCTAACTTCCGCAACGGTAAGTATGTCATAGCCTGACACATAGCGTTCGTTCGTGATACAGCAGTCCCCCCGTTTATGGGGGGGCGTTTATAAAAACGCATGACTCCCCTAACCTACAAAGTGTTACGAAAGCGCGATAAAAATTCAAAGCACTTAAAAATTTTTTTCGCTATATAAAATCAAGTGTGGGGTTCACGTATATGCAAAAAAATTCCGAGAAAATTTTTAGCACCATAGAGGTTGATCCCGTAACTGGTGACTACCATGTAACCATTCCCGAAGTGATTATCAATGAGATGCAGTGGTATGAAGAGACAAAACTTCGTTGGCTAGTGGACGGTGATGAGATTGTCCTAACGGAAGAAAAGGAGTCTTGACAACCACTATATAATGATGTATGATTCGAAAGTAAATTGTTATTCTTATGGCAAAGGGATTCACAGTAAAGGCAAAATCGCCCGTCAAAAAATCAGCACCAGAGTGGGATTACGATAAGGCAAAAGAAATGGTAAGGGGCAAGGCAATTGTATTCTGCCTTCCTGGTCGAGGATGTTCTTATGCATATTTGAAGAATTTTGTTCAACTTTGTTTTGACTTAGTGCAGGCAGGTGCGAGCATCCAGATTTCGCAGGACTATTCGTCCATGGTTAACTTTGCAAGATGCAAGTGCCTTGGAGCTAATGTATTGCGTGGACCGGATCAACTGCCATGGGATGGAAAGTTGAAATATGATTATCAGTTGTGGATTGACAGTGATATTATCTTCAATACAGAGAAGTTCTGGCAATTGATTCTGATGGATAAGGACATTGCATCTGGTTGGTATGCAACAGAGGACGGCAGAACGACCTCCGTGGCACACTGGATGGAAGAGGATGACTTCCGTAATAATGGTGGTGTGATGAATCACGAAACCGTTGAGAGTATCTCCAAGCGCAAATCTCCCTTCACCGTTGACTATGCAGGATTCGGATGGTTGCTCATCAAGCACGGAGTCTGGGAGAATGATCAGATGAAGTATCCTTGGTTTGCTCCGAAGATGCAGGTCTTCGAGAGTGGCGAAGTTCAGGACATGTGTGGTGAAGATGTCTCATTCTGCCTTGATGCAAAAGAGGCAGGTTTCGAGATCTGGTGTGATCCGCGTGTGCGCGTCGGACACGAGAAGATGCGAGTGATCTGATGTCCAATACAAAGTATACAATCCTCCACAAAGGTGAGGTTCTATACAAGGGATTGACCAAAGAGGAATATTTTGATATTATGGAGGACCTTTCGATAGAGTTTTATCAGAAAGGTTCTCCAAGACCTCAAGATCTTGAGACAAAAATGATTGATTATTAGGAGTAGTATCTTATGGCAACACGTTCAAAAGTTGGTCTGAGTGGTGATCAGCATATCGAATCGACCCCGAAAAAAACTCGTCAAGGTGCTGGTAAGCACACCAAGTATGCTGCTACATCCAGGAACGCGGCTCGTAAGAGGTATAGAGGTCAAGGAAAGTAATAGATAGTAATAACTATTAAGTTTCTTGTATGGCTTGCTTGATTGCTAATTTACCCTCTTATGAAGTTTGGGTAAGAAAAGAATATCTCACTGACCATCAATCTGGTCATGGTGAATTTGTTAAGGGCGTCTGGGTATCGGTTAAATCGATCCCTGGGCGTGCTTTTTATTTTGAGACATACCTACCAGAGTATGCGGCAATGTATGATAAACTGCCCATCAGCGCGTTTGTCTCGTCTCCGGAGAAACCATCACCGGATATGGAGTTGCATAATCTACAATTCTGGAACTGTATGGACTATGGTGTCACCGTAGTGCAAAAACAATTCATTGGTTCGATGCACTATGAGTGTTATACTCGTGATTATGGACCGCAGACGGGCACTTATATCTGCACAATTGATAATTATCATCAAGATCCTGATGCAATTGACTATGCAACCAGTGAAAATCCATCAGAACACAAGTCTCACAACCTAATTGAACTTGATAATGGTCAATTCGCACTGTATCCTAACAATAGAACACGTATTTTTGACAATAGTCTGACACCAGAGACGCCAAAAGTGCCAGATTTCAAGGTTTCGACCGTTTATTATCAAGTTGAAAACGGTCATGACCGCGATGGACTCGGAAATGATGAGAATTATTTCTGGAAAACTGCTAAGGAACGCAAAAATGTCGATCAAATCCCTGATTATTGAGTTATAAATAAAGAAAAACTCTTTGTCAATGGCCATTCAAAGGATATCAAGAGCATTTAAAGATATTAGTTTGTCTTTTGATGCTCATCCTATCACTAAAGATCTACAAGTATTAAAAAATGAGAACGCGATTCGTAGATCCGTAAGAAATATAGTGGAAACAATTCCTACTGAAAGGTTTTTTAACTCTTTGTTGGGATCTGAAGTCAGAAGTAGTCTCTTTGAGTTCGTTGATTTTGGAACTGCATCGGTAATTCAGAATCAAATAGAGATTGCACTTGAAAATTTTGAACCAAGAATCGATAATGTAGAGGTTCAGGTTGATCCTTTTCCAGATAGAAACGCATTTAATGCAACTATTATCTTTGATATCATCGGACAAGAGTTTCCAACTCAAGAATTTTCGTTCCTATTAGAGGCAACAAGATAATATGCCTTTTACTAAGTATACAAATCTAGATTTTGATCAGATAAAGACATCCATCAAGGATTATCTCCGTGCAAATTCAAATTTTACGGACTTCGACTTTGAAGGATCTAACTTTTCTGTCTTAATCGACACGTTAGCATATAACACATATATTTCATCATTCAACTCTAACATGATTGTGAATGAATCCTTCTTGGATTCTGCTACTCTCAGGGAGAATGTTGTTTCACTAGCAAGAAATATTGGTTATGTGCCCCGCTCTAGAACCTCTGCAAGGGCACGAATCTCATTTACGGTCCAAAGACCCTCTGGCGATAGTTCTTCTCAGGTAACGCTTCAGAGAGGTCTCGTATGCACCGGTAGTTCTGCGAACACATCATACGTATTTTCAATACCGGAAGACATAACTAAGAAATTTGTTAGTGGAGTTGCAACCTTTAACAATATTGAAATCTATGAAGGCACATATTTGACAAAACAGTTCTTATATGATGGTTCCCTTGACCAAAAATTTATTCTTGATAACTCATTTGTCGATACTTCCAGTCTAAAAGTCTATATTAAAAAAGAAAATGACACCGGACTTGGAATTGAATACTCTTTAGTAGACAATATTGTTGATGTAACCTCCAGTTCTCAGATTTATCTGATTCAAGAAATACAGGATGAGAAATATCAATTACTATTTGGTGATGGATTGATCGGTAAAAAACTCGGAACAGACCAAAACTCTGATGGAAACATCATAACAGCAAATTATATTGTATCAAATGGTGCTGAGGGTAATGGAGTATCAAATTTCTCCTTAGCTGGAAGTTTTCTAACGACAGAAAACAACAATGTCAACCCATCTGACATTACTGTTACAACAAATCAGGCATCTCAGAACGGATCTGAGATTGAATCTATTGATTCTGTCAGATATTATGCACCAAAAATCTATTCTGCTCAGTCTAGGGCAGTAACAGGTCGAGATTATGAGGCAATTATTAAATCAATCTATCCAGATACTGAATCTGTTGCTGTTGTAGGTGGTGAAGAGATGGATCCCCCACAATTTGGCACTGTAAACATCAGTATTAAACCAAAAAATGGAACTTTTGTCTCGGATTTTAATAAATCCAGAATTTTATCTCAATTAAAGCAATACACTGTCTCTGGAATAAACCAAAAAATAACAGATCTCAAGATTCTTTACGTTGAGATTGATTCTGCAGTGTATTATGACTTTTCAAGGACATCAACAGTTGAAACTTTAAGGACAAAAGTTACAGATACTCTTCAAACTTATGCAAATTCTTTAGAAATTAACAAATTTGGTGGAAGATTCAGATATAGCAAAATTCAACAGATTATTGACAATACAAATACTGCAATTACCTCTAATATCACTAAAGTTAGGATTAGAAGAGATCTAAAGGCGGTTATAAATCAATTCGCACAGTATGAATTGTGTTATGGAAACCAATTTCATGTAAAATCCGGAGGATTTAACATAAAATCGACCGGATTTAGAATTGCAACCGACCCAGATGTTGTCTATTTGACTGATATTCCAAATCCTGACGGAAAAACAGGAATTTTATCAATTGTAAAACCAATTACAAGTGAATCGACAAGAGTTGTTGTTAAATCAGCAGGTACAATTGACTATATCAAAGGTGAAATCAATATTAGCACTATAAAAATTACATCAACAGAAAGAGCAAACAATATTATTGAAATTCAAGCTTTTCCTGAGTCAAATGATGTAGTTGGATTGAAAGATTTATATCTCAATTTTAACATCTCGGCAAGTTCAATAAATATGGTGAAGGATGTTATTGCATCAGGAGACGAAATATCGGGAACGGTATTTACTAGAGATTACTTCACATCAAGTTACTTAAACGGGAATCTAATAAGAGAGTAATATGATACAGACTGGATTTGAATCTAGAGTCAAGATTCAACAAATTATTGACAATCAATTACCTGAATTTGTCTTGGATGAAAATCCAAAGGCAGCAGAATTTTTAAAGCAATATTATATTTCTCAAGAATATCAAGGTGGTCCAGTTGATATTACGGATAATTTAGATCAATATCTTAAATTAGATAATTTAACGCCTGAGGTAATTGTTGATAGCACACATACCACCTCAGGTATCTCCTCTACGGACACTACAATCGCCGTAAACAGCACCAAAGGGTTTCCTAAGCAATATGGTCTGTTTAAAATTAACAACGAGGTTATAACTTATACTGGAATAACTACAAATTCCTTTACAGGGTGTCAACGTGGATTTAGTGGAATTACCTCATATCATAGTGATTTAAATCAAGAAGAGCTTGTATTCTCCGATACCACAAAGGCAGATCATCTCGAAGATGATGTTGTAGTTAATTTAAGTTCTTTATTTTTAAGAGATTTTTACAGAAAATTAAAATATACTTTTGCTCCTGGATTGGAGGATGTTGATTTTGTTAAAGAATTAAATGCTGGCAATTTTATAAAAGAAGCAAAATCTTTTTATAGATCGAAAGGAACTGATGAGTCATTTAGGATTTTATTTAACGTTTTATATGGAGCAACTCCAAGAGTAGTAAATTTAGAAGACTTTTTAATCAAACCATCTTCTGGAGATTATCTTAGAAGAGAAGTTGCGATTGCTGAAGTAATTAGTGGTGATCTTTCAAAATTAGTGGGGCAGACCATAACTAAATCCACAGATTCTGGAACAACAGCAGCAATATCAGAAATAGAACCATTCACCAGAAATAATAAGCAATATTTTAAATTATCGCTTTTCGTTGGATATGATGAATCTTCAACGATTCAAGGGACTTTTAATATTACGCCAAGCACAAAGAACATAGAAACTGTTTCTATAGGTGCTTCAGTAATCACTGTTGATTCGACAGTTGGTTTTGCACAAACTGGAATGGTCATTTCCGGAATCAATAGTATAACTTACTCCGATAAAACTATCAATCAGTTTATTGGATGTACTGGAGTTGCATCAACAATTTCAAGTGCTAGCAACATAAGATCTGATGAAATTTATTTTGGATATGAAGGTGGAAATACGGATAAAAGGGTAGAAATAAGATTGACGGGAGTATTATCCAATTTTATTCAAACATCAGATAATTTGGATGTTTCTGAAGGTGATATAATTTCTGTTAACAATGTTGGCGATTTAATCAAAAATCCAAGTGTTGGTAAGAAAACTCAAAAAGAAATTTTTGCAAATTCGTGGATTTACAATACTAGTTCCTCTTATCAAGTAGAAAGTTTTGGAACTAATCTATCAGTAACACTGAAAAGTGAAATTGATAAATCTAGTTTAAAAGAAGGTGATAGTGTAGAAATTGTAGAAACAGGTGGAAAAGTAGTATTTCCAACATCAACTTCAGGTGTGACTCATGTAATTGATATTTCTCCTGATAAAAAATCAGTTAGTCTGAATAACTTTACGTTTAGCCCAAGTGCTAATGTCGAGTATAGTTTAAGAAGAAAAATTAATAAAGCAAGAAGTTCTGGTTCTGGAACACCAATAGAATATGGAAATGATTCTATTTTAGGTGATGTTCAAAATGTATATACAGATGTCAAAGGAGATTTTGCATATGTTGCGTCCAACTCATTACCATCATCAATATCTGGAGTTACGACATCTTTTACATATGAAATAACAAAAGAAACTAATTCTGCATCTATAGATTCTGAATCCAGTTTAGGTGATATAAATGAATTAGGTAACTTTACAACTATCACTTTTGCAGAGAATGCTCCATTTTTAACTGGAGATAGGGTTTTTTATACTCCAGACACAGATTCTCTTGTAGGACTGGTTGAAGGATCTTATTTTGTTGAGGTTTTAGCATCTAACAAAAAAACCATCAAACTGTTCAATTCTCGTTCTTTTGTTGGAACATCAGATTTTGTAACTTTTTCTGCACCATCTTCTGGAATAGGTAAGCATACTTTTACTTTATTTGAACATAAAGTTGGAGAAATAGGAGCACAAAAACTACTTAAAAAATTCCCTCTACCTCCAAATAATAAAAATGGAAAAGGTGAGTTAACTATACCAGGCACTGTTGGTATGTTAATAAATGGTGTTGAAATTTCAAATTATAAATCTGATGATAAAGTTTATTATGGACCTTTAGAATCCATAAGTGTATTGAATAGTGGTAGTAATTATGATGTTATTAATCTACCGCAAATTTCGGTTTCTGACGGTCTAGGAAGCACGGCGTTATGTCGTCCCGTAATTCGAGGTTTCATTGAAAGAGTTGATGTTGATACTCAGGATTTTGATATTGATGAAGTTACCTCTATTAAAGTAATTGGTGGTAATGGTAGTGGAGCTGATCTTAGAGCGATAGTAGGTAAGAGAGTAAGAGAAGTAGTATTTGATGGGCAATTAATATCACAAAATGGTGGTGTTGATAATAATACAAATCAAATAACTTTTATATCGGATCATAATTTTTCAAATGGTCAAGAAGTAATTTATGATTCTAATGGAAATAAAGGAATTGGAGTTGGTATTGGCACCTCATCATTAGTTAGCGATGGTTCTTATTTTGTTCAAGTTGATAACAATACAACTGTCAAATTGTATGAATCATATGATGATTATTCCTCAAAAACTAATGTTGTAGGACTTAGCACTCTTTATACCACGGGACTTCATAAGTTTAAAACAAAAGAAAAAACTAAGACAATTTCTTCCATTGATGTTGTTAATGGTGGAAGTGGATATACGAATAGAAAATTAATTGTTAAACCAACAGGAATAACTACATCAAATGATTTAATTAATTTTAAAAATCATGGATTCGATGATGGAGATTTAGTTCTTTATTCTACCGATGGAACTTTAATTAGTGGATTAACAACCTCAACTGGAATAACAACAACATCAATTCATTATCAAATTATAAAAGTTGATGATGATTCTTTTAGAGTTGCTAATGCTGGAGTCGGAGGAACTAATCCTTTAAACTATCAAAGAAAAAATCATGTAAAATTGACTTCGACTGGTGTTGGATATCAAAATTTTGCTTATCCGGACATTTCAGTTTCTGTTGAATTTACTTCTGTCGGTGTAGGAACAACAGTATCCAATAGATCACTTGTAACAACTCCTGTAGTAAAAGGAGATATCATCGATGCATACGTTTATGAATCTGGAACTGGGTATGGATCAAGTGTAATTAATTTTGAGAAAAAACCTTTAATTACAATAAAAAATGGAAAAAATGCACAATTAAAACCTATTATAATTAACGGTCTGTTAAATTCCGTCAATATTCAATTTGGTGGTTCTGAATATTTTTCTATTCCTGACGTTGAAGTGATAGATTCTAGTGGATCTGGATCGGGTGCTATAGTAAGACCGATTATATCAACATCCGGAAAAATAACTGATGTTAAAGTAATTAGTGCTGGTATCGGATATTCGAGCACATCCACTTCAATTAGAGTTATTCCTAGTGGATCTGGTGCAAAGTTTGATTCTAAGATTAGAGAGTTAACTGTCAATAATGTGCATAAGTATGGAAACGAAATACTAAGAAAAACAGAGAATAAATTACAATATTCAATTTCAGGATACTATGAGAATTTAAGATCTACATTTAAGGATGTTCAAAGTAGAGTTTCTGGCATAATTGGTTGGGCATATGATGGAAATCCAATATATGGTTCATATGGAAACTCTGATGTAGAGGATACTAGCTCTGGTCCAATACGTTTGACCTCTGGATATGTTGAAAATACATCCAGAGTTATTGATAGACCATCTGGATTTGAAAATGGATTTTTTATCGAAGATTATGAATATACAAATTCTGGAGATTTAGATAGGCATAACGGAAGATTTACAAAAACAGTTGATTATCCCAATGGTGTCTATGCTTATTTTGCCACCATTGACAGTAATGGTAATCCACAGTTTCCATACTTTATCGGAGATCAATATAGGACAAATACTTTAGAAGAAAATAAATCTTTGAATCAAGAATTTGATTTTGGTAATTCTGATCTTCTCAGGAACACTTTCCCATACAAAGTATCTGATCCTTTTGCTGACAATGATTTCTTAATTGAGACAAATGAAATTTCAAGGCAAAAATCAGTTATTGAATCTATCACTGATGGACCAATAGAAAAGATTAACATTCTTAGTCGCGGAGACGGATATAAAGTAAATGATTCTTTAAATTTTGATAGTAGTGATACTGGTGGTGATGGAATTATTGCAAAAGTATCTTCAATCCTAGGAAAAAATGTATATGACATACAAACCTCTGTAGAAACCTATGAGGATTCTATCTTTACCTGGAACAAAGATGGCGAAGTAAAAGTTACAATTTTGCCACAACATAATCTTAGAGACAAGGAATATGTAACTATTTCTGGATTTAGTAGTTCTTTATCCGAATTAAATAAAAATTTCCAAATTGGTATCACTTCATTTTACTCAAATCTTACATCACCAATAGTTGGATCTGATGCATCACCTGGAGCGGCAACAACGGAGATATATGTATCTCAAATTCCTAGTTCTGTTTCTGTAGGAAGCAGTGTTGGTATTGGATCAGAAACTCTACAGGTATTAAATATATTTCCCAATCTAAACATTCTTAGAGTAAAGAGAGGTTTAGTTGGAACTTCTCATACCGCTACTACAAAGGTAGCATATATTCCTGATTCATTCACAATATCTGCAGATGTAGATTACTTTGAGTCTTCAGTCAATGATAAAGTCTACTTTAATCCAAAAGAATCTGTAGGGTTGGGAACTACTGTTGGAATATCCAGCTCTATGACATTTGATTTTGGAGATTCTTCTGTAACTAGAGATATTCCAACCCAAAGAATTTACATTGAAAATCATCCATTCACAACTAATCAACCAGTCAATTTAACAGTTCCTTCAGGTGGTGCAATTTCAATTTCTAACACACCAACGGGAACACCATATGACTTACCAATATCTGGAGTTACTACCACTGTATACATTGTAAGAAAGACAATAAACTCTATCGGCATTAAAACCGGTGTTGGAAGTGAATTTAAGGAAGTTTTCTTCATTAATAGTGGAACTGATAGTGATGAATATTTCTTTGAGAGCATTCATAGACAAATAAAATCAAAAGTCCAGAGAATTAATTCTGTAGTATCAATTTCTACAGTTGGTCTTAACACAGCACCAGTTGGTGAAACTTATCATAAACTGTCTACTGGCAATCAAGTTACTTTAAATGTTCAACCTAAACTTACTGGTGGAATTGGAACTGATACTTCAGTGGTCGTAAAAAGAGATGAATTCACAAACAGTCTCTTAATTAATCCTATTACCATTGATCCATCTGAAATTGATACTGTAAATAACCAGATTACAATTAATTCCCATGAATTAGAAACGGGTCAAAAAGTAAGTTATGCTGCTTCTTTACCTGCCTCTGGACTTTCCACTGGTTCTTATTATGTTTATAGAATAAATGAGAATATTATTCAACTTTCGGAAACTTACATTAACTCAACTTTAAATCCACCAACTGTTGTAAGTATTGGCGATACTGGCGGAGGAACACAAACTATTTCGCCAATAAATCCAAAAATTAAAATAATCAAAGACAATACTTTAAAATTTGACCTATCAGATTCTACTTTGGAGGGTTATCTACTAAAAATTTACTACGATAATGAATTTAATAATGAGTTTGTTTCTACAGGTTCAACTAGTGGAATAACAGTTGCTGGTGTTGGAACGGTTGGTGTTAGTGCCAATGCTGCATTGACCATTAATTATAACACTGATGACACTACAAATATTTTACCTGAGAGATTATATTATAACTTAGAAAAATCTGGATACATTAGCACCGCAGATATTGAGGTTAATAATTATTCCGAAATAATGTATATTGAAAGTTCTTACAACTCTTCGTATCCTGTTTCTGGTGTTGGAGAAACAACTTTTAATATTGCACTCAATAAAGTTCCCGAAAAATTATCATACGACTCATCAGAGTGCTCTACTTTAGAGTATTCTACAAATTCTTTGACAGCAGATGGGCCAATTAATAAAATTAATATTATCTCTGGTGGATCTGGATACAAAAAACTGCCTAATTATGTTGGATCTTCAAGCACGACTGCATCAGATGCTAATTTACTTGCACAGTCGAACTCTGTTGGTAACACAAGAAGAGTTAGAATAATCAATGAGGGATTTGAGTATTCATCTGATAGAACTCTACAACCAAAAGCAAATATACCAGCAATAGTTACATTAAAAGATTCCAATACTATTGGGATAGTTACAGTCACTAATGGTGGAAGAAATTTCACAGAGGCACCAAATCTAGTAATAGTCAATACTGGTTCTGGACAAAAAATTGATAGTGGAATTCTTAGAGCAAATGTTACGGGAAACTCTATATCTTCAGTAGATGTCCTTCAACTTCCAAAGGGACTCCCTGATACAACCGTAAAATTATTTACAACTAATAATACAAATGGAATTAGTATCCAAAGAGTTGTTCAATCATCAGATACTGAATTTGTTTGTAGAATAACAACACCAGCTCTTGGTTTTAGCACTAGTGCATTTAGTGTCGGTGAAAAGGTTTATATAGAAGGAGTTCAAAAAGTTGGTGCAGCAGGTTCAGGATTTAACTCCGAGGATTATGGATATAAATTCTTTACTGTTAAAGAATATAAGAATTCCAAGTTTGTTGGAGGAATTACTCAAGATGAAGTGACAATTGATGTAAGTGAATTTACTACAAATACAGGAATTGCTAAGACAATTCAAGATTCTCTTGGAAATATCATAAAAGAATCAGATTATCCTATTTTTGATATAGTTCAACAAGTATCCAAGTTTACATTAGGTGAAAAACTATCTCTTAATGGGGAAAGTTCAAATCTCGTTATTTCTGGTCTTAATCCAGGATCTGCCAAGGTTTCTGGTGATGACAATGAAAATTTAGTTTCTGGTGATGTTCTTACAGGACAATCAAGCTCTAATGTTGCTACAGTAAGCGAAATCAAGAAAAATGAAGGTAGATTTGAAATTGACTTCTCAAATAAAAAAAGAATTGGATGGGATGACAATGTTGGCAGACTAAGTTTTGATGATCAGGTAATTCCTGATAATGATTACTATCAAAATCTTTCATATACAATTAAGAGTCCAATTGAGTGGAGAGAACTTAGAACTCCAGTAAACAGTCTTGTTCATACTGCTGGTCTCAAAAACTTTGCTGATATTGGAATATCCTCAACTGCAACAGTTGGAATTGGAAGTTCATCAGCGTCTACGATAATACGTGACCTGTCAAAAGAACTCAGAGTAGATACAATTTATAATTTTGACAATGTTCTTGATATTGATGTTATTGGTTCTCAATCCAAATTCCTAAAACTACAAAACAAAAAATTAACGGATTATACTGAATCTAGAAGTAATGTTGTCTTAAAAATTGATGATCTTAGTAATGCTTTCTCTAATTCTGATAATATAACAAATGCTGATTTTAAAGATATCTTTGAATTCACTGCCTCAGATTCTTTTGATGACGTTTTGGTTAGGGTAACTAATCTCGATGATAGTGAAGTCCAATTAGCAGAGTTTGTAATTATTAGCGATAATGACGGAAGTAATTTCTTATTAGAAAAAGGGAGCGTTGCTAATATTGGATCTGCTTTAACTTCGGTGGTTGGAGAAGATTACGGAAGTTTCTCTGTAACGGATGGGAATTTCTTTAGATTTAGTCCAAATGATCCAAATAATATTGATTATGATATCAAATATCTTAAGAATACTTTTGGATCTGCAACTTCTGGTGTAGGAACAACCTCAATTGGATTTATTGATTTAACCGCAACTGCTGTGAGTGTTGCTTCAACAACTTCAGCATCGGGAATAACAAGTTCTATCATCGGAGTTGCCACTGACGCATTTACTTCATTGCATGTAAATACTCAAATTATTCAATCCAATACAAATGAATTAAACTTTGTTGAGTTGTATATCACTCATAACGGAACAGATACTTTCTTATCAGAATATTATTTTGATACTGATGAAAAAACTATATCCTCTAACTTTATCGGATCTTTTAGTGCTGACATTAGTTCAGGTGTTTTAAATTTAAATTATACAAATGATACTGCAAATGATGTTCAACTGAAGTCCAAAATTGTTGGATTTGGGACTACTTCAGTGGGAGTTGGAACATATAGATTTATTTTACCCGAACAACCAGAGGGTGCTGAAAGAAGTGCCATTATCAGATCTGCATATGAAACGACAGTTTCTGCTGCTGCCACAACTGTTGTAAGTTTTGATAGAAATCTGTTTAATTCAGTTAAATCATTGGTTGAAGTAAGTATGGGTTCTACAAAAGCAGTTCATAATGTTCTGGCTTTACAGGATAATGCTTTTGACAGTTACATTCAACAGTCATCTTTCCTTTCTGCTGGAGGTATAGGAGTAACTGATGCACAAAGTGGAATGGGAACATTTGGTGTGGAATATTCCGGAGAGAACTTTATACTCAAATTCTATCCAGATGCTGCAATGTCATCATCTCTTCAAGTTTCCTCTCTCAATGAATTATTTTACACGGAAGTAGATTTATTCAATACTGCTCCAGATCATGAGTATGGTGATATAACGCAATCTTTAGACATTGCTCTTTATAATGCTACCCCGAATGGGAGCAGAATGAATCAGACTGAATTCTTGGCAAAAACTGATGGAATTCCAATTTTCGGAAAAACATTTAATCCAACTGATTCCACAAAATTAAATCTCAGCACAGGCGTATTTACTATTGACAATCACTTCTTTAGAACTGGTGAAGCATTATCATACACTCCTAAATCAACTTTTGTTGGTGTTGGATCAACTGCGATGACGTATGGTAACGGAACGCCTCTTCCATCAATTGTTTATGCGATTAGAGAGAATGATGATCAATTCAAACTCGCTACAACTAGATCAGATGCAGAAGCTGGCACAAACGTATCATTTGGATCTTCTGGTGAAGGAAATGCTCATGAATTATCAATGCGTTTGGGTAATGAAAAAACATTAATAACTTTAGATAATATTGCTCAATATCCTCTGAAGTTTACTCCAATAGCACATACTTTATCTGGAAATTCAGGAGGTCAGATTGGAACGGCATCTACAATTTTTGCTCTGAGTGGAATTTCAACAATACTTCCAACAGATCTGTTGAAAATTAATGATGAATACATGAAAATTGAGAGTATTGGTTTTGGAACTACTGCAGTTGGACCAATAACAGGAATTGGACAATCAACTTTAGTTCAAGTCAGGAGAGGAGTAGTTGGTTCTGCAGCAACATCTCATTCTGACGGTGATGAGGTTCGAGTTTATAAAGGTTCTTATAATATTTCAGGTAGAAATATTCATTTTGTTGATGCACCAAGAGGGAATACTCGAATACAGAGAGATTTGAGTAACTTAGAACCAGAAAAAGCAGATTTTTCTGGTAGAGTTTATCTAAGAAATAATTATGACACCAATCAAATATATGATGATATTTCCGATCAATTCACTGGAATTGGAGCAACATTTACACTGACTGTTGGTGGAGCAAACACCACCGGTATCGGAAGTACAGGTGGAAACGGTGTTCTGTTTATTAATGGAATTTTCCAGACTCCTTCATCTCCCAATAACCCAGACAATAATTTCTCACTTAATGATTATGGTGCAGCAGGTATAACCAGCGTAACTTTTAGTGGAATTACTTCTGCTGATGGATCAAAATATGTTACAAGCACCGACTATAATTCAAATCAACTTCCAAGGGGTGGAGTTATTGTCTCATTGGGTTCTTCTGGTGGATTGGGATATGCACCTTTAGTGGGTGCTGCTGTCACTGCTACAGTTAGTGCTGGTGGAACTATCACGGGACTATCCACAGCATTGACTGGAGGATCTCTTGGATCTGGATACAATGGACTGGTATCCATTGGAGTTAGTGTTTATGAATCAGGCCATACAGGTGCTGCCGCTACAATAACGGCAACTGCAAATGTAGGTGCTGGTGGAACACTGTCATTCACCATTGTTGGTGGTGGATCTGGATATTCTGCTCCACAAATAATTGTTTCTGAACCAACTTATGAAGGACTCACAATAGAAGGTGTTTCTAGACTAGGATTTGGTCAAACTACAACAACAGGTGTTGGATTGTTAGTTGATGTTGAGGTAGGTGCTGCTACAACCACCGGAATAGGATCAGACACATTTGAAGTTACAAACTTCAAGATTGCAAGACCTGGATATGCATTTAGACGTGGAGACATTATCAGACCCGTTGGTTTGGTTACACATAGCACTCTTTCCTCAGCAACTTCCGAATTCCTATTAACTGTTGATGATGTATACAATGATACCATTGGTGCATGGCAGTTTGGCGAATTCGATTATATCGATTCAATTAAAAATTTCCAAGATGGTGAAAGAACAAGATTCCCACTTTTCTATAATGATGAACTTATAAGTTTTGAAGCACTAGCAGGAACTAGAGTTAATCTTGCCAATGCACTTCTAGTTGTTATTAATGGCATTATTCAAGATCCTGGGGTTGCATATTTCTTTGATGGTGGAACTTCATTTAGTTTTTCTCAAGCACCCAAGATAGAAGATAATATTGATATCTTCTTCTATAGAGGAACTAGAAATGATGATGATCGATTAATTACAAATATTACTCAAACTATCAAACGCGGTGATTTAGTTCAAGTTTACAAGAATAATGCTATTAGAGGAACAGTAACACAAGATAAGAGAACAGTGTTTGACTTATCATTCTCAGATAAATTTGAAACAAATTTATATTCTGGAAATGGAATAGATCAAACAAACTTCAAACCACTTGCCTGGACAAAACAAAAGGTTGATAAAGTTATTAATGGTGAAATTGTTTATAAGTCTAGAGATTCTATAGAGGCACAAATTTTCCCAACTGCAAAAATCATTAATACAATTGAAAGCAGTGACACTGAAATATTTGTTGAAGATGCAGACTTGTTTGATTATGATTCTGCCACGGACTTTAGTGGTCTTATTGTTGCTGGTTCCATAGATCCAGTCGCAGCTGCACTTACAGCAACTGTTTCTACTGCCGGAACTATAACAGAATATACGATTGTTTCTGGTGGCAGTGGATATACTTCAACACCAACTATTTCTGTCATTGCACCACCTGAAATTGGAGTCGGTGTTGGAACAACAGCAACTGCTACTGCTACAATTTCTAATGGAACTGTCACATCAGTCCTGGTTAATAACCCAGGACTTGGATACACCATTGCCCCACAAGTTCTTGTATCTTTACCAGGACCAACCTATGAAGAAGTGTCCAGTATTGATGTAATTCAAGGTTTCTCTGGAATTGTTACTGGAATTACAACTGTTAATGCTCAGGGAATTGGAACACTAGCAATTCAATTTAACCTGCATAGGTCTGATGCGACAAATTACACGGATCTTTCTGTAGGATATCCAATTTATATTTTTGATACGCAGGTTGGAACAGGTGTAACATCTGTTGGAATTAATTCATTGTCAGTTGTTGGTGTAGGGACAACCTTCGTCGATAATATATACTTTATCCAGGAACTGTCCTCTGTTGGTGCTGCTGGTTCTATCGTTTGTTATGTGGATTCTGGAACTTCGGTTGTTGGTATAGCAACAACATCCAACTCAGATAATCCTGTGGGTAGATTCTCATGGGGAAGACTTGCTGGAATTTCTAGAGCAACCTCTCCAGTTTCTATAGCAGTTACTGGAAATACAGTTGATGTTGGACTCACAACTTTCCCAACAATCCAGAGAAGAGGTATTGGATTAAGAGATGGAGGAGCACTTCCAAAATCTATATAATGACTATTCCCTTATAAATATCTAAAAAACTATTAATATGGCTGCGGTAGTAACAGATCAATTTAGAATATCAAATGCAAGTAATTTTGTAGACTCTGTAGCAAATACGAGTAATTCTTACTATGTGTTCCTGGGATTACCAAATCCTTCTAATCCAGTTTCTGGTTTTGGTAGAACCACTTCGGATTCTGAGTGGAATAGTAATACTCCAACGCCAACAGATAATTTACAATTTACCTCACATTTTAGAGATACTTCATTATTTGGTAAGAAAGTTACCACATCAAATGTTAGAAGACTTATAAGAAAAGTTAGTTGGTCTGCTAATACTCGATATGACATGTATAGGCATGATTATAGTATTTCTAATCCTGCTCCAAACTCAAATTTAGCAAGATTATATGATACAAATTATTATGTGATTAATAGTGATTTTAGAGTTTATGTATGTATTGACAATGGATCGTCCGGAGATAATCCAAAGGGAAATGTATCTAAGGATGAACCAACTTTTACGGATTTGGAACCAACTGCAGCCGGAACTAGTGGTGATGGATATGTTTGGAAATATCTGTTTTCAGTTGCTCCTAGTGACATTATAAAATTTGATTCTACTGATTATGTTGTTGTTCCCAATGATTGGGCAACCACAACAGATAGTCAAATTCAAAGTGTCAGAGAGGCAGGAGACTCTAGTGTAAACTTGAATCAAATTAAAAAGGTATACATTTCTAACGGTGGATCAAATTACACTTCCGGTATTGTACCAATTAATGGTGATGGAAGTGGTGCTAAAGTGTCAATTGAAGTAGATGCATCAGGAACGATAACTTCTGCCGTTGTCACTGCTGGTGGAAGTGGATATACTTATGGAATAGTTGATTTAGGATCTCTTCAACCGTCTGGAACTTTAGCAGATCCCGCAAAATTAATACCGATTATTCCTCCATCAAGAGGACATGGATATGACATTTATACAGAACTAGGAACAGATAAAGTATTAGTATATGCCAGATTTGATGATTCAAATAGGGATTTTCCAATTGATACCAAATTTACTCAAGTTGGAATATTAAAAAATCCACAACAATTTTCTTCCACAAGTATATTTACTGCTAATCAATATTCATCTTTATTCTCATTAAAATTAACTTCTGTTTCATCCACTCCAACCGTGGGCGCAGGAATTTCGCAATCCGTAAGTGGAGGTGCTGCAAAGGGATATGTTGCATCTTATGATAGTGAAACCAAAGTATTGAAATATTTCCAAGATAGATCTTTGTATTTTGGAAATGAAAAAGATCATACTGATGTGGACAATGTTAGTAGTGGAAGTAAGGTATTGTCATTTGAATCTTCTGCAAATACCATCTCTCCTTTTACAGGATCAATTGACACTGGATTTTCTGGAATTAAGACAACCGTAAATTCTAAGGAGATAGATTTAGGGGTTACTTTTACGGATGGACTTGCAGATCCAGAGATAAATAAGAAGACAGGGGAAATTATTTACATTGACAATAGACCTCTTATCCAAAGAGATTCTCGCCAAAAAGAAGACGTTAAAATTATTCTGGAATTCTAAAGAAAAATGTCACAAAAAACAAACTTAAATATCAATCCATATTATGATGACTATGATTCTGAAAAGAATTTTTATAAAGTATTATTTAAACCAGGATTTCCAGTTCAAGCGAGAGAATTAACTACCTTACAATCTCTTCTGCAAGGTCAGATAGAATCTTTTGGTAGTCATATATTTAAGGAAGGATCTGTAGTTGTTCCAGGAAATATATCTTATGATAATCAATTTTATGCTGTAAAACTCAATGCAACTAGTGCTGGAGTTGATGTTGCATTATACATTGAAAATTTTGTAGGTAAAAAAATAGTTGGTGCAAATTCAGGAACTACTGCTAAGATTCAACGTGTAGAATATGCAGATGATAATAATTTTGAAAATTTAACAATATATGTAAAATATCTTGATTCTGATAATGATTTTGAATTCACTCAATTTGAAGATGGCGAGTCACTAACTGCGACTGAGAACGTAACTTACGGAAATACGACTATTTCAGCTGGAACAGAATTTGCATCTCTAATTTCTTCAGACGCAACTGCAATCGGTTCTGCAGCTTCTATTGGTAAAGGTATTTTCTTTATTAGAGGATATTTTGTTAATGTTTCTCAGCAAACTATATTGCTTGATAATTATACAAATACTCCATCATATAGAGTTGGTTTAAAAGTTGATGAATTAATTATTGGATCAAAGGATGATGATTCTTTGTTTGATAATGCTAAAGGATTTACAAACTTTGCTGCTCCAGGTGCTGATAGATTTCAAATTAATTTAACTCTAACTAAAAAGTTAATAACAGATACTAATGATACAGATTTTGTCGAACTTTTAAGAGTAAAAGACGGTAAAATTCAAAAACTTAATAATAAAACACAGTATAATCAGATTCGTGATTATATGGCAGAAAGAACATATGATGAATCGGGTGATTATGCTGTTGTTCCTTTCAATCCATCAGTTCATAATTCATTAAATAACAGACTTGGAAACAACGGTTTATTTTTCTCAAACGAAAGAACTGAAGAGAGAAATACACCATCTGATGATTTAATGTGTCTGAAAATTTCTCCGGGAAAGGCATATGTTAGGGGATATGATGTTGAAAAAATCGGAACTAATATAATTGATGTTGATAAACCAAGAGATACTGAAGAAGTATCAAATGTAACTATCCCATTTGAAATGGGCAATTTACTCAGAGTAGATAATGTTACTGGTGTCCCACAAAATAAAGCAACAATCAAATTATATAATAGAAAAGTCGGGGATTCTGGTGCTCAAATAGGTGATGCCCGAGTATATACATTCAATCTTACTGATGCTGCGTATTCTGGAGCATCAACAAAATATGATTTGAGATTGTATGATATTCAAACATACACCAAAATAACTTTAAATCAGAGCGTAGATGCTACTGATATGCCTGATGGATCTTATATTAAGGGAAAGAGTAGTGGTGCTAGTGGATATCTTGTCGATGCTGGTGGTGGATCAACATTCATTAACTTAAGACAAACGTCTGGTTCTTTTGCCAAAGGTGAGCAAATAACTGTCAATGGAGTTGATTTTTCAAGAACTATTGCAGAGTTCGTGGAATATGGGACTCAAAATATTAAATCTGTAAGACAAGAATCTGGAAGTGGTTTTCCACTGTTTACTGCTGACTCGGTTCTTGAAAGATTTAGAATGCCTAATGGCATATCACAAATAACAATACCTGCTATTCTTAGTGGTGTTGCTACAGTAACAGCAGCAGGAAAAGTATTCTCGGGAATAAGAACGGATACTATTATTTCATATCAAAGACCAGGATTTAGCACTGAGACATTCAATAGAGTTTCATCAGTTGCTGCGGATGGACTTTCTATAGAATTAAGTCCCATTGCTTCTGGTGCTGGTGTTACTGCTGTTTATGATGGTGCTGTATTAACAGGATCAACTGATACCTTAGTTACACCATTCCCTCGTGGTCCAATTATCGATACAGATAATGGACATTTATATACTGAATTGCCAGATAATGATATTTCATCTGTAAATCTATTAAACTCCACATTCACTGTTGTCGAACAAATTACATCAGAATCTACTAGTGCTGCTGGAGTTTTAACATTTGACCTTTCAAGTGTTTCTGGAATTACTAGCGCATCATTTGCGACTTTTGATCAAGAAAGATATGGAGTTCATTATTCTACTGGTATAGCAGGAACAGTTACTGATGATACTTTTGATCTCACTGATAATACCGTAACAATTAGAGGTTTAAGACCAAGCCAGTCAAATGTTGTTGTAAATGCAACTTTGACCAAATTTGGTGTCCAGAGTAAGATAAAAGAATATACAAGAAGTCAGAAACTGAACGTAACCAGATCCAAATATGCACAATCTGGTGTAGGTGTCAACACCACTAGTAATGATGGACTTTCTTTTAATACACGATACGGACTTAGAGTTCAAGATGAAGAGATATCATTAAATCGTCCAGATGTTGCTAAAGTTATAGCAATTTATGAATCTCTAGGAACTGGAGATCCGACTTTAGATACACTTCAGTTTACTTCTACTGCCAGTGTTCATACGAATGCAATTATTGGCGAAAACATCATAGGTAGCACAAGTAATGCAGTTGCTAGAGTTGTTGTTTCACCATCATCAAATAAATTAGAAGTTGTATACTTAACAGAAAGCGTTTTTGGTGTTGGAGAGACTGTAACTTTTGAAGAATCTAATATAACCACTGAGGTTGAAACAATTACTTTGGGAAGTTACAAAGATGTAACTGACTTGTTTAAGTTAAATAAGGGTCAAAAAGATCAATATTATGATTATTCTAGGATTGTTAGAAATAAAAATGTACCAGAACCCACTAGAAGGTTACTAGTAATCTTTGATTTTTATTCAGTTCCTTCCAATGATAATGGTGATGCGTTTACTGTATTAAGTTATGATGAGGAAAGATTTGCAAATGATATTCCAAATATTGGTCCGTTTAAAGTAAGAGCATCAGATACACTTGATTTCCGTCCAAGAGTTTCTGTATATAATGCAGATACCTCAGTAAAACCTCCATTTGATTTTGATTCTAGAAGTTTTAATTCTGTTCCAAAACTTTTAATGGCTCCTGGAGAGGGTTCTATCATAGGATACGAATTCTATCTTCCAAGAATTGATAAGTTATATATTGATAAGTATGGAACTTTCATTGTAGAAAAAGGAGTATCCGCAAAATATCCTAAAGCACCAACAAAAAATGATGCTTTGATGGAAATTGCTACGATCAATCTCCCTCCATATCTTTATAATCCACAGGATGCTTCAATTAGTTTGGTGGATAACAGAAGATTTACCATGAGGGATATTGGATATATTGAGGATAGAGTTGAGAATTTAGAAAAAGTAACCTCTCTATCTCTTCTGGAACTGAATACACAAACTCTTCAGATCCAAGATGCAGATGGAAGAAATAGATTTAAGAGTGGATTCTTTGTTGACGATTTTAAAGATTATTCTTTAATTGACAGAGAGTTGTCTTCTATTGAAGTTAATCCAACAGCAGAAGAATTAGCACCTGTTATTAGTAGAAATTCTGTCAAATCTCAGATTGCTCCAACTGCTCTTATAACTCCTCAAAACATAGATCTGACTGATAACTTTGAATTATTAGATCCTAATATTCAAAAAACTGGTAATTCTGTAACTCTAAAATATGATGAAATAGATTGGATTGAGCAACCAATAGCAACTACTGCAGAAAATGTAAACCCATTTAATGTTGTTGTATATACTGGTGATATTGAATTGAATCCAGCTACAGATAGTTGGGTTAGAACCATTCAACTTCCAGACAGAAGTATTAACATCACTCAAAATAGATCTAGAACTATTACTCAAAATCTGAGGAGCACAATAGATTTAAATCTGGGAACTGCAAATGTTAACATTGGAACTAGAACAGAAAGAAGAGGTCGTGGTAGACTTCTACGCAGATCAGTATCAGAAAGAGTATTAAATTCCAATCGTTTAAGTGCTAGTAGTGATACCACTAACACAAGTGTTAATGTTGATACGATAAGTTTTGATGATGTAAACACCAGAAATGAACTTCAAAGGGCAAGTGATGAAGTCTTTATGAGATCTAGAAATACTGAATTTAAAGTCAGTAATCTTAAACCATCCACAAGATTCTATCAGTTTATTGATGGCAATAGTGGTGTTGATTTCATTCCAAAATTAATAGAAATTGCCAATAGCACATCTTTAGCAAATTATGGAACTTCTAGTGGTTCATTCCAAATTGGAGAAACTGTAGTTGGTAGTGCTATTGGTTTAGGTGGAAATGCACCTTCAATTTCATTCAGAGTTGCCACACCAAACCATAAGTTTGGAACATTTAATAGTCCATCCTCCACATATAATGTAAACCCATATGTAACCTCAGAGTCTATACCAGCAACATACAGTCAAACTTCTAAAGTTTTGAATGTTGATACAGCATCATTATCTGAGGAAGCACAAGGATTGTATTCTGGATACATTATTAAGGGAATGAAATTAGTTGGTCAAACTAGTGGTGCTATCGCATATGTTAAAGACATCAGATTAATTTCTGATAATTATGGTGACTTAATCGGATCTTTCTTCCTTAGAGATCCACATAGGAATCCAGTTCCTTCAGTAAGATTACAGACCGGAACGAAGACCTTTAAAATTACATCCAGTCCATCTAACGATCCTGGTCTTCCTGGAAGTAATTCGGTTTCTTTTGCAGAAACAAATTACACTTCAATAGGAACATTGAATCAGTGGCAAAATGAAGTCACAACAACCACTAGAAATCTTACAACTACAACTGTAACTAACCTAAGAACAACTGCTGCTGCCTCTCTAGCAATAAACACTACCGAAACGGTGGTGCAAGAGCAGTATGGAGATCCACTGGCACAAACTTTTGTTGTTGGAGGAAATGTAGAAGCTCCTTCAGATATTGATACTAGTGACGATGTTAATGGTGCATACTTGACTGCTGTTGATATCTATTTTGCTAGTGTGGATTCAGGAAATGCTCCAGTTAAAGTTCAGATTAGAACTACAGAGTTAGGATTCCCAACAAGGACAGTAATAGGTAAAACAGTTACATTGAGACCAACAAGTGTTGATGCTAATGGGAACATCGTTCAAAATATTCAAACATCGAGCACTGGAGATGTTGCTACAAAAGTAACATTCCCAGAACCCATTTTCTTAGCACCCGGAAGAGAATATGCTGTGGTTCTCCTTGCAGAAACTAGTGATGAATATGAAGTTTGGACTGCCACAATGGGTGAAAGATCAGTATCTGAGTCTGATGTCCCACCAAATGATAATGCAGAAAGTGTAATATATTCCAGACAGTTTGCTCTTGGAAGTTTATTCAAGTCTCAAAATGGTTCTATTTGGACTCCTAATCAATTCCAAGATCTTAAGTTTAAACTTTATAAAGCACAGTTTACTGCCGAAACTGGAACTGCATTCTTCTATAATCCAGACTTAGATAAGAGTAATGGTTATGTCAGAAGTTTAGGTTCTGATCCAATCAGAACTTTACCAAAGAGTGCCACACTTGGTATTACTACCATCTCTGGTGCAGACTCTGCTACACTTGGTATTCTCACTACGGGAAGAAAACTTGCCGGTGCAAACAACAGTGGAGGATCTGCAACCATCGTTGGTAGAGGAAGTTCTGTTACATCCTTAAGTGCAACTGAGGGTGGAACTGGATACGTTGTTGATACTTCGGTAGAAACCTTCAATGTTGTTGGTGATGGTTCTGGACTAAAACTGAATATCAGTAGTATTAATGCTAATACTGGAGCAATTACTGGAATAGCAGTTGCATCTGGTTCTGCATTAGATCATGGCAATGGTTATAAAGTCGGTGACGTAGTTGGAGTTGTTACTTCAACTGTTTCCAAACAAACTGGTAAGGATGCAAGAATTACTATCACTGGAATATCTTCGGATGTTAATACTTTGTATGTTTCAAACATTCAAGGTGAATTGAGTTCCTCTGGTAAAGCATTTGCCGTTGGTGCTGGACTCAGTTTCTTTGCTGATGATGGAACATTGACATCACTGGCATCAACAACTATAAGAACCGCAACTGGAGATGGTGGAGTTTATTCTGGAAATTATCTTAAGATTGACCACTTTAATCATGGCATGTATTCCAATACAAACAAGGTGACACTCAGTGATGTTCAATCAAATATTGCACCAACTACACTATCTGCCGCATTAACAGTCAGTGAAGTATCAACGATTAGTGTTGCCAATACCAGCAATTTCACAACCTTTGAGGGAGTTGATGTTAGTGCAACAAATCCTGGATACATTAAGATTAATAATGAAATTATTGCGTATGACAGCATAGGTTCTGGAGAACTCTCAATTGCCACTAATGGAAGAGCAACTGATTCTACAATTACTGAATTGCATGATAAAGATGCAATTGTATACAAGTATGAACTTAATGGAGTTTCTTTGAGAAGAGTTAATACAACTCACACCATCGCAGAACCAATTGGATTAGATCATTATCACATTGCTGTTGATAGATCCTCTAATGGTGTTGATAGAAGTGTTGACGGCACTCCATCCGGAATGCCACAACTCAACTTCTCTAATGAAGCTTCAACAGGAGGAGAAAATTCCAGAGCAACTGAGAATATTCTCTATACCTCCATAATCCCAACATATGACATTCTCACTCCAGGTTCAAGCACTTCAGTAACAGGAACAATTAGAACTGTTAGTGGAACAAGTGTTAATGGTTCTGAAAGTTCATTCAATGACAATGGATTTGAACCAGTTGGTATAAATGTATTGAATGTATTTAATACACCTAGAATACTTTGTTCGAAGATAAATGAGACCACATATCTCTCAAATCTTCCAAGGAGTAAATCTTTCACCACAGGAGTAACACTAAATTCGAGCGATACAAATCTTTCACCAATCATATATCTTGATACTTCTCTGACAGAATTTAGATCTAGTCGTTTCGATAAACCAATCGTTAATTATTCTAATGATGGAAGAGTAAATTCAATATTTAATGATCCACATGCTGCTGTCTATGTTTCTAACATGGTCCAGTTAGCAAATCCAGCAACATCCTTGAAAGTTCTCTTAAGTGCTTACAGAGATGAATCTGCTGACTTCAGAGTTCTTTATAATTTGATAAGAGCAGATTCTGGAGAGGTTGATCAAACATTTGAATTATTCCCTGGATATGATAACTTAACATATACAGATGATGATGGATATGCTGTAGTTGATGCCTCCAAGAATAGTGGTTTGCCAGACAGATTTGTTCCTGGAAGTAGAAGTAATGAGTTCTTAGAGTATGAATTTACAGCGAATGATCTTCCATTATTTACTGGATATACAATTAAAATTGTTATGTCCGGAACTAATCAAGCATATCCACCTAGAATCAGAGAATTGAGGACCATAGCAGTAAGATGATTAAAGTCGAAGGATATCAGAATTTATATCGAGATGAAAACAGTGGTGCCATAATCAATACAGATTCTTTGGCATACAATCAATATGTAAATTCTTTGGAACAGAGACAACTTCAAAAAAAGGAAATTTCTGAAATAAAGAATGATATTGATGAGATAAAATCTCTTCTCAGAAATTTATTGATGAATTCTGAGAATATAAATATCTAAAGAAAATAGTTTATTTTTAATAATGGCAGTATTTGTATCTAACATCGTAATTGAACAAGGGTTCGACTTTGATACGTCTTTTCAGTTAGAGGATACTAGAACAAACACTCCGTTGGTTTTGACCGGTGCTTCGGCCGAAGGAATGTTGAGAAAAAGTTATACGAGTAAAAGTGCTGTTTCCTTCGCCTCCTCTGTTACTGACGCTGATACTGGAATTATTTCCATATCACTCACTTCGGATCAAACAGTAGAGTTAAAAGCAGGTCGATATGTTTATGACATAAAAATAACCAGTGGTGGAGCAGAATACAAAGCCGTGGAGGGATCAGCATTAGTAAGACCCGGAGTAACTAGGTAATGCCAAGCATAAACGATAGAATTGGATCTCAAAACGTAATCCGCGTTTTATCCAACGCATCCGCACCACCATCAAGATTAATTAATCTTACTGATGTTGACTCAACATCTCAAGAAGATGGCAACCTTTTAATTTGGGATGCTGGCACTAGTAAATTCGTCATGGGTCGAGACCTTGACGGAACAGAAGGATATGTATTTACTGGTGGAACAGGTCAAGTAGGAATAGTAACATTTTCAGGAACTACTCAGTCAGAATCAACCACGACTGGTGCAGTAATTATCAGTGGTGGTCTGGCAGTTGGAAAAAATGCAAATTTTGCTGCCGGATTAAATGTTGTTGGTATCGCAACATTTTCGAACGAAATTGATATCAATGCTGCCGTTGATATTTTAAGAGGGTTAAATGTTGCTGGTGTTACGAGTGTAGCATCTCTCAGTATAGGTTCGACACAAGTTATTAGCGGTGCTAGAGAACTTCAAAATATTACTTCTTTAGATGCCACCACCACGGCAACTATTGAGGCTGCGATTGAAGTTGCACCGAATACATTCACTGATTTAAAAATTAGTGGAGTATCAACTTTTATCGGTATTGCAACTTATGCTGCGGGACTTGAAGTTTTCACGGGAGTATCAACCTTTAATGCTGCTGTTGACATCGATGCAGGATTAGATGTTGATGGTCAGACCGATTTGGATGAATTGGTTGTTGCCGGAGTATCCACGTTCAGTAATACTGTAGACATCAATGCAGTTGTAGACATTGATGGTCAACTAGATGTAGATGAACTTGTAGTTGCAGGAGTATCAACTTTTAATGCTGCTGTTGATATTGACGCAGGACTGGATGTTGACGGTCAGACCGATTTAGATGAATTAGTAGTTGCTGGTGTTGCAACTTTTAGTAATACATTAGATGCTAACAGCGGACTTACTGCTAATACTGCAATTATAGAAGATTTAACAAATAATCGTGTAGTAATAGTAGGAACTGGCGGAGAACTTGAAGATGATGCAAATCTGACTTTTGATGGTTCTACACTATCTGTTGGTGTAAAATTAGATGTTGATGGTGATACTCAATTAGATGATCTTAATGTTGCAGGAGTTGCAACTTTTAGTTCTTTAATAGATGCTAATAATAGACTTGATGTAACTGGTGGTGCTAATTTAGATCAGTTAAATGTTGCTGGTATTACTACACTTGGTGCGGTTGATATCAACGGTATAATAGACATCGATGGTCAATTAGATGTAGATGAACTTGTTGTTGCTGGTGTATCAACCTTTAATTCTGCCGTTGATATTAATGCTGGATTGGATGTTGATGGTCAATTAGATGCAGATGAGGTTGTTGTTGCAGGAGTTGCAACCTTCAGTAATGCTGTAGATATTAATAGTACTCTCGATGTTGATGGTGATACTCAGTTAGATGACCTGACTGTTGCAGGAGTTGCAACTTTTAGTTCTTTAATAGATGCTAATAATAGATTAGATGTAGTTGGTGGTGCTAATTTAGATCAACTGAATGTAACTGGTGTTTCTACATTTACTTCTGCCGTTGATATTAATGCTGGTTTAGATGTTGATGGTCAGACCGATTTAGATGAACTTGTTGTTGCAGGAGTATCAACCTTTAATGCTGCAGTTGATATTGATAGCACTCTTGATGTTGATGGTGATACTCAGTTAGATGATCTGACTGTTGCAGGAGTAGCAACATTTAGTTCTTTAATAGACGCTAACAATAGGTTAGATGTTGTTGGTGGTGCTAATTTAGATCAATTAAATGTTACTGGTGTTGCAACATTTACCAGTGCTGTAGATTTAAATGCCGGTTTAGACATTGATGGTCAACTAGATGTAGATGAACTTGTTGTTGCCGGTGTCTCAACATTCTCTAATGCCGTTGATATTAACAGCACATTGGATGTTGATGGTGATACTCAATTAGATGATCTTAATGTTGCAGGAGTTGCAACTTTCAGTTCTCTAGTAGATGCAAATAGCCGTCTTGATGTGGTTGGCGGTGCTAATTTAGATCAACTAAATGTTGCCGGAGTATCAACCTTTGGAGGTGTTTCTACTTTCAATGATGATGTGAGAATCACTGCTGGTGGATTAGATGTTGTCGGAGTGGCAACGTTCTCTACCAATGTAACCGTTACGGGAACACTAACTGCCGGACTTATCGATGGAGGAACATACTGATGGCAAAACCAGCAAGCAAACAGGAATTAATTGACTACTCTTTAAGGAGATTAGGTGCTCCAGTTTTAGAAATCAACGTTGATGATGAGCAAATAGATGATCTAGTTGATGACGCACTTCAATATTTTCAAGAGAGACACTTTGATGGTGTCGAAAGAATGTATCTCAAATATAAATTAACTGAAAATGATATCAATAGAGGAACTGCTCAGGTTGGTGGAACTAACACAGTTGGAATCGTAACAACATCTGGTATCACCACCACTGTGAGTGGTATGACCACTACCACTAATTATTTCTACGAAAATTCTAATTTTATTCAAGTTCCAGATTCGGTTATTGGAATTGAAAAGGTATTTAAGTTTGATAGTAGCACACTATCAGATGGAATGTTCAATATTAAATATCAATTATTTTTGAATGACATATATCAGTTCAATTCAATTGAACTTCTTCAATATTCAATGGTTAAGACATATCTAGAAGATATTGAATTTATATTATCAACTGACAAACAGATAAGATTTAATAAGAGGCAAAATAGGTTATATCTAGATATTGATTGGGGATCAGAAACAAAAGATACTTACCTGATTATTGATTGTTATAGAATTTTAGATCCAAATACTTTTACCAATGTATATAATGATAGTTTCCTCAAAAAGTATGTCACTGCTCTCATCAAAAGACAATGGGGACAAAATTTGTTGAAATTTAGAGGAGCAAAATTACCTGGTGGATTGGAACTTAATGGAAGAGAACTATATGAGGATGCTGAAAGGGAATTGGAAGATATAAAACAAAGAATGGCACTTGAATATGAATTGCCACCTTATGACTTTATTGGTTAATACTAATGACACTAAATTCCTATTTTTTACAAGGTAGCAGTCGTGAGCAGATGCTCATGCAAGATTTGGTGAATGAGCATATAAAAATTCATGGTGTGGAGGTATATTACCTTCCAAGAAAAATTTTTAAAACGGACGATATAATTAAAGAAATTCAGTCATCAAAATTTGATGATAGTTTTCTCATAGAAGCATATATCAATAACATTGACGGATATGCTCCTGATAGTGACATAATGACTAAATTTGGTTTGAAACTGAAAAATGAAATAAATCTAACTCTGTCTAAAGAAAGATTTGAAGAATTTATTTCACCTTTTCTTGAGGGTATATCCTCTGGTATTAGAGATGGAGAAATTACTGGATTTACATTTGCTGATTTGATTACAAGACCAAAAGAGGGTGATCTAGTTTATTTCCCTCTTGGCGAAAGATTGTTTGAAATCAAAAGAGTCGAACATGAAAAACCGTTCTATCAACTAGGAAGACTTTATACTTATGATTTGAGTTGTGAATTGTTTGAATATGAAAATGAATTCATTGATACTAGTATTGCTGAAGTTGATAATCAATTGAAAGATGAAGGTTATATTACAACCATTGATCTTGTTGGAGTTGCTCAAACTGCAACCGCAACCGTTGGAGTATCCAGTGGTCGTGTTACTGAAATATTCTTAAATAATGATGGATATGGATTCACATCAGCACCCACAATTACTTTCTCGGATGCACCAGAAGGTGGGCATAATGCATCTGCGGTTGCGATTACAACTCAGAGAGCCAATATCACTTCAATTCTCAGACTTGAAATGACAAATGCTGGTGCTGGATATACGGAAGCACCAACTATTTCAATTTCCGGTGGTGGAGGAGCAGGTGCAGCAGCAACATGCTCTATTTCTACCACATTCGGAGTTCAGCAAGTTGTGGTTGGTGCTGCCGGAACTGGATATTCAGCAGCACCAACTGTTACCGTTGCTGCTCCTCCATCTGGTATCAATACTGCTGTTCTCAATCCAATATTTACATCTTCAATTGGTGCAGGAATTAATACCGTAAGAATACTAAATTCTGGTATTGGATATACTTCTGGTCCAATAAGTCTTGAGTTCTCTGGACCTACTTCAGGAATTGGAACTTTCTACTACAACGAAACAGTCACTGGACAAAGTTCTGGAGTTACTGCTGTTGTCAGAGACTTTGATTCTGGAGTTAAAGTCTCTGCTGCCGGAACTGTGACTACTATTGGAGAAACCAAACTCAGAGTATCTCTGAATACTGGTCAGTTCTTTGAGGGTGAAACTGTTGTTGGAGGTTTATCCACTGCTACATATATTGTAAAGACTCATGATCTTGATAGTCATGATCAACCATCTGACTCTAATGAGGAAATTGAATTAGAAGCAGATTCACTATTAGACTTTAGCGAGAGTAATCCCTTCGGAGAGTATTAATGTTAGGAACTTATTATTATCACGAAATAATACGAAAGACAATTATTTCTTTCGGAACTCTGTTTAATAACATTAATATTAAGCACAAAAAGTCTGATGGAACAATTCTTGATGATATTAAAGTTGGTCTAGCATATGGACCACAACAGAAGTATTTGGCAAAGATTCAAGAACAAGCAGAGTTATCAAAAGCAGTTGCCATAACTCTACCAAGAATGTCATTTGAAATGACAAATATTCAGTATGATTCAACAAGAAAATCTGGTATAACTCAAACATTTAAAGCAAAGGATGGAGACAATATAAAGAAAGTCTTCATGCCAGTTCCCTATAATATTGGTTTTGAACTGAGTATCTTTAGCAAATTAAATGATGATGCTCTACAAATTATTGAGCAAATACTTCCCTTCTTTCAACCATCTTTCAATCTCACTGTTGATTTGGTTAGTTCTATTGGGGAGAAAAGAGATATACCAGTGGTCTTAGAAAACATTTCTTTCCAAGATGATTACGAAGGATCTTTTGAAACTAGAAGAGCTCTGATATATACACTGAACTTTACTGCAAAAACTTATCTGTTTGGTCCAGTTGCAGAAAGCACGGAGGGACTCATCAAAAAAGTTATTGTCGATCAACACTCTGGAACAAATACACAAACCGCAAAACGCGAAGTCAGATATACGGTTGTCCCAGATCCAATCGATGCAGGGCCAGATGATAACTTTGGTTTCACTGAAACTTGGAGTGACTATGGTGATGCTAAAGACCTCAGTCCCACCAGACAAATTGACCTGTAATATATCATGAAAAACAATTACGATGATTTAGATAAGGCACTCAATGTTGAGAGTAGCATTGTTGAAGTTGAAGAGACTCCAAAGTCTCTTGATGTTGCTCCACCAAAATCATCCTCAAAACCAGAGGATGTTAAAAAGGATTATGACTATACAAGGGCAAATCTATATTCCTTAATTGAAAAAGGACAAGAAACCTTAAATGGTATAATGGAACTTGCCAGCGAGGGTGGAAGTCCTAGAGCATATGAAGTTGCAGGACAAATTATAAAATCAGTTGCTGATACAACTGATAAATTAATGGAACTTCAAAAGAAAGTAAAAGAGGTTGATGAGGAGTCTCCGAGTAAAACTAATAATGTCACAAACAATGCTGTGTTTATTGGTTCTACCTCAGACTTATCAAAAATGTTAAAAAAAGGATTTTTAGATAGCAATTCTGAAAAATAAACTTGGTGTTTAAATTATGACTGATAGTGTATATCTTGGTAATCCTAATCTAAAGAAGGCAAATACGCCGATTGAGTTCAGTGAAGATCAAATCATTGAATTTCTCAAGTGTAAAGAAGACCCCGTATATTTTGCGAACAACTATATTAAAATTATTTCTTTGGATGAAGGACTGACTCAGTTTCACCCATATCATTTCCAAGAAAAACTAATCAATAATTTCCATAATAACAGATTCAATATCTGTAAGATGCCACGACAGACTGGTAAGTCTACAACTGTGGTTTCTTATCTTCTTCACTATCTTATTTTTAATGATAGTGTCAATATTGGTATTCTTGCAAACAAAGCAGCAACTGCAAGAGAACTTTTAGCAAGACTTGCAACAGCATACGAAAATCTTCCAAAATGGATGCAGCAAGGTGTTCTAGTCTGGAACAAAGGTAATATTGAATTAGAAAACGGAAGTAAAATCTTGGCAGCATCAACATCTGCTAGTGCTGTTCGTGGTATGTCATTTAACGTTCTGTTCTTGGACGAATTTGCATTTGTTCCAAATCATGTTGCGGATTCTTTCTTTGCATCTGTATATCCTACAATTACTTCTGGTAAAAACACCAAGGTAATTATTGTATCAACGCCTCATGGTATGAATCACTTCTACCGTATGTGGCATGATGCGGAAAGAGGAAAGAATGAATATATTCCGACTGATGTTCATTGGTCCGAAGTTCCTGGTAGAGATGCCGCATGGAAAGATACCACAATTGCAAACACCTCTGAACAGCAGTTCAAGGTTGAGTTTGAGTGCGAATTCTTAGGATCTGTTAATACACTCATCAATCCATCAAAACTCAGGAATCTTGTATATGAAGATCCGATAAAAAGAAATGCTGGTCTTGATATTTACAACAATCCAGAAAAAGACCACAATTATATTATGACTGTCGATGTGGCACGAGGATTGGGAAATGATTACTCTGCCTTTATTGTTTTCGATACGACAGAATTTCCATATAAGGTAGTTGCCAAATATAGGAACAACGAAATAAAACCAATGTTGTTTCCAAATATTATTCTTGATGTTGCCAAAGCATACAATCAAGCATACCTAATGATAGAGGTTAATGATATTGGAGACCAGGTTGCAAGTATCCTTCAGTATGACCTTGAATATCAAAATATTCTTATGGCATCTATGCGAGGCAGAAATGGTCAAATAGTTGGGCAAGGTTTTTCTGGTAAGAAAACTCAACTCGGTGTAAGAATGACTGCGGCAGTCAAAAAATTAGGATGCTCTAATCTGAAGACATTGTTAGAGGATGATAAATTGCTGACGGTTGATTATGATATCATCTCAGAACTAACCACATTCTCTCAAAAGCATAATTCATTTGAAGCAGAAGAAGGATGTAATGATGACCTTGCCATGTGTTTGGTTATTTTTTCTTGGTTGGTGCAGCAGGATTATTTCAAAGAGATGACTGACCAAGATGTCAGGAAGAGATTATATGAAGAACAAAAAAATCAAATTGAACAGGACATGGCTCCATTTGGATTTATATCAGATGGATTCGAAGACGCAGCTAGTTTTGTAGACAACAATGGTGATCGTTGGCATACTGATGAATATGGTGACAGATCATATATGTGGGATTATATGTAATGGATACTAAGATTAAAGTTATAAATCTGATAAGGATTGTCATTTGTTTTCAATTAGTAATAGTTGGAGCAACTATCATGGGTTGTTTTCTACCTGGTAAAACTTGTGACTCTGAGGTAAAACAACATATTGCTAATATGATGACTGTTATTACAACATCCACATTCGCATTATACGCCGCAGAAAAATAATGGACATTGATGATCAGATTGAATTAGAACATTTATTGTTTTTTGATCGAAGATGCCGTGCCTGTGGAAAAGTAAAAAATTTAATTAATGATTTTTATTTGACACGAAAGGACCGTAATACCCTTCAGTCATCTTATTCTTATGAATGTAAGGATTGCACAATCAAAAGAGTAAAGGCGAAGAAGAAAAATAAAACTTCTAATTGGGAATATCCAGATTGGTAATGTTCATGCATGGTTTCCCCGATGAAAATACCCCTTTTAATAAATAATTTCAGAATAAACTTGGACTGAGAGAGGAACTTAAGATGCCGCTAAATTTAGCATCTCCCGGTATTGTCGTAAGAGAAGTAGACCTTACTCAAGGTAGAATTGACTCTTCAACTAATAAGACAGGCGGAATCGTTGGTGCTTTTGCACAAGGACCAGTCGAACTACCAACTCTTGTTGGAAACGAAAATGATTTACTGAATAACTTTGGTCAACCATATGGTTCTGATAAGCAGTATGAGACCTGGATGGTTGCCTCATCATTCCTGGCATATGGTGGATCATTAAGAGTCGTAAGATCGGATGACGACGATCTGAAGAATGCTGTAGACAGTAGCAACAGCTCTACTAGCATTAAGATTAAAAGTGTAGATCACTACGAAGAATTAGGATACGATGAGAATGTTGTTCCTAATGTAATTGTAACTGGCAAGAATCCTGGTTCTTGGGCAAACGGAGTCAGAGTTGCCATTCTTGACTGTAAGGCAGACCAAATTTTGGAACTTGCATCAAGCGGAATTGCTACGGTTGGATTGGGCGTAACTCAGGCTATCGATAGCGTCCTGCCTGGTGTTGGTGCAGGAACAACCCTTGACGGAGTTCTGAAAGGAATCATTACTCAAGTAGAGGGAGCACAAGCATACGTTAAAGTCGTATCTCATGTTTCTGCTGCGGGAACAGAAACTGCTGTCGATTATCAGCAGAACGGAATCTACAAGTTTGGCACAGAATACAACATTACAGTTGTCAACAACTCTGGAGTTGCTGCCGCACACACAAGTGTTAATGCAACCGCAGACTGGTTCGACCAACAAACTCTTGCAACTTCAACAAGCAATGTTGGTGTTGGAACTAGCGTAGCAACAGTTAAGTGGAATATCCTTGCCGATAGACCAGGAACTTCTGATTATGCTGCCGCAAGAGGTGCAAGATTCGACGAACTTCACGTTGTGGTTCTTGATGGTGATGGAAAGATCACCGGAAATGCCGGAACTGTTCTTGAGAAGCACTTGAATCTCTCCAAGGCAAAAGATGCTGAGTTCTCTGTCGGATCTCCAGCATATTGGAGAAAGTATCTGAAGTCCAATTCAGAATATATCTTTGGTGGTGGTGCTCCAACAGGATTGACAACCACTGGATTTAGTGGAGACTTTACAGAGCAAAGTGACACTGGTTGGGATCAGGATGCTAAAGGTATTATCTTCGGTGCAACTGGCAAGCAAGATTTAACTCTTGTAAATGGCAAGGACTATAACGGTGCTTCTGGAATCGGCACTGTAGATAGTTTGAAGGCAACCGTTTCTAAGTTATCGACTGGATATCAGTTATTCCAAAATAACGATGCTTATGCAGTAGATTTCTTACTGATGGGTTCTGGAAACCACAGCAAGACTGAGGCACAAAACCTTGCTCAGCAAGTCATCGCAGTTGCCGATATCAGAAAAGATGCAGTTGCATTCATCTCTCCTTATAGAGGTGCATTCCTAAGCGATTCTGCTGCTGGTTCAGTAACCGTCAATAGTGACACTGATATCACTAATAATGTTCTGAGTTACTATTCACCATTAACATCTTCTTCATACGCAGTATTCGATAGTGGATACAAATACATGTATGACAGATTTGCTGATACTTTCCGTTATGTCCCTCTCAATGGTGACATTGCCGGAACATGTGTTAGAACTGACATCAATGCGTTCCCATGGTTCTCACCAGCAGGAACTTCCAGAGGTGCTATTCTAAACGCTGTCAAACTTACATACAATCCATCCAAAGAGCAGAGAGACGTTCTGTATTCTAACAGAATTAACCCTGTCGTATTCCAAGCTGGTTCTGGAATCGTTCTTTTCGGAGACAAGACAGCACTTGCTAAGGCATCAGCATTTGATCGCATCAATGTTCGTCGCCTCTTCATCTATCTGGAAAATGCCATCGAGGCTGCTGCCAGAGACCAGTTGTTTGAATTCAACGATGAAATCACGAGAACTAATTTTGTGAACATTGTCGAACCTTTCCTCCGTGATGTTCAGGCAAAGAGAGGTATCACTGACTACGTTGTTGTCTGTGATGAGACAAATAACACTGCTGCTATTATAGATAATAATGAGTTTGTAGCAGACATTTACATCAAGCCAGCGAGATCGATTAACTTCATCGGTCTGACATTCGTTGCTACACGCACGGGCGTCTCCTTTGAAGAAGTTATTGGTTCTGTCTAATTCTACTTAATTACAAACGAGGTTTAAAGAAAAATGCCTAGTCGCCAGCAAGTAAACACAACTCCACTAAGAACAATTAGTGATTTCAAAAGTAGACTATCGGGTGGTGGAGCAAGACCGAATCTATTTGAAGTAGAATTAGCATTCCCCGATGCTGTGGCAATTGATAATGATGTTTTACAGAAAGCAAGATTTCTTGTAAAAGCAGCAGCACTCCCTGCTTCAACCATTGCTCCCATTGACGTTCCATTCAGAGGTCGTATCTTAAAGATCGCCGGAGACAGAACATTCGAAACCTGGACAATCACCGTTATTAACGACACTGATTTTGTCCTCCGTTCTGCTTTCGAAAAATGGATGAACACCATCAACAAAATGTCTGATGGAACTGGTGTTGTAGATCCTGAAGCATATCAGAAGGATGCTACAGTCAAGCAACTTGACCGTGATGGTTCTGTTCTCAGATCTTATAAGTTCTGGGATATTTTCCCAACTAATGTTTCCACAATTGACGTAAGTTATGAAACAACTGACACCATCGAAGAATTTACAGTAGAAATGCAAGTTCAGTGGTGGGAAGCATATAAAGGAACTTCTCCTTCAGCAGGTGGTGAAGATATCAGATAGAGATATCAGCTAAATAGTCAAAACGAGTAAACTAACTATAATATGGCCAGACTTTTTGGTTTTTCTATTGGGGACAAAGAAAAAAAATCTGCTTCCATAGTTTCCCCCGTTCCTCCTAATAATGAGGACGGGGTTGATAACTTTGTTGCAAGCAGTTTTTATGGTTCTTATGTAGATATTGAAGGTGCTTATAGAACTGAGTCTGAATTGATAAAAAGATATCGAGAAATGGCACTGCATCCGGAAGCGGACGGTGCCATTGAAGATGTTATCAATGAAGCAATCGTTAGTGATCTTTATGATTCACCGATTGAAATTGAACTTACAAACTTAAATGCCAGTGATAAGTTAAAGAAGGCAATCAGAGAAGAATTTAAAACAATTAAAGAAATAATGGACTTTGATTCGAAGTCCCATGAAATTTTTAGGAATTGGTATGTTGATGGAAGACTCTATTACTTAAAAGTAATTGATGTTCAAAAACCAGAAGAGGGAATCAAAGATTTAAGATATATTGATCCAATGAAAATGAAGTTTGTTCGTCAGGAGAAAAAACCTGATAAGAAAACTTCTATAACCTTACAATCAAACAGAGACGGAGATGCTTCGAAAGTATTGTCTCCAGAGATTGAGGAATATTTTGTATATACTCCAAAACCAAATTATCCCTCCAATGCCATGACCGGTGGCGGTGGTGCTAAAGGAGTTAAGATTGCAAAGGATTCTGTCACTTATGTTACCTCAGGACTCGTAGATCGTAATAAAGGAACTGTTCTTTCTTATCTTCACAAAGCAATTAAGGCACTCAATCAACTTAGAATGATTGAGGATTCTCTGGTTATCTACAGATTATCCAGAGCACCAGAACGTCGTATTTTTTATATTGATGTTGGTAATCTTCCAAAGGTAAAAGCAGAGCAATACCTCAAAGAGGTCATGTCTCGCTACAGAAATAAACTGGTTTATGATGCAAACACGGGAGAAATCCGTGATGATCGTAAGTTCATGTCCATGATGGAAGATTTCTGGTTGCCTCGTAGAGAAGGTGGTCGCGGAACTGAGATCACTACCCTGCCCGGTGGACAGAATCTGGGAGAACTCTCAGACATCGAATATTTCCAGAAAAAACTC